GTGTTGGAGCTATGGTATTCTCTATATTAGAAGAAAATGGAGTTCAAAAGATTAAGCTAGAGAATATTGATGATCCTTCAATGGTTGCATTTGATCCTAGTATAACAACTACTTCAGGAAGTGATGCTGAAGAAGGGGCTATAATCAATTATGTATCTATCAAGAAGGCTAAACGGCTTTATGGTGATGATATTGTAGGATTAGATTTCCCTCGTTCATGTCCTGCAGTATGTAGAGCTGGTGAGCAATGGCCTTTAAAGGATAGATCTATTCAAGTTATTAATTATTACTTTAAAGATTCAGATGGAAAGGTTGTATTCACTAAGGTATGTGGAAATAAGGTTATCGAGAAGGCTAAACTTCCAACGACTATAATTCCAATCATTAGAAAGACTGGATATAAGATCAAGACAGCGGATAAGAAGACGGATTATATAGGAGTGGTTCGTGCTACATATTCTTTACAGCTTGGAGCAAATATTGGATATTCTACGCTTCTTGAAAGAATGAATAGAAATCCTAAGGCTAATTTCCTTATGCCTGTATCAGCTGTTACGGATTTAGAGAAGTATTATGAAATATCAGGATCCGATGCTTCGGCTCTATTATTATATAATGGTAATATACCTCCTACTCCTATTGTTGAGAACTACGAAACAGCGGATTTAGTAAATACTATTAATCAAGCTATGACACTTATGTCTCAAGTACTTGGTATTCCTTTAAGTGGAATCGAAGGTATTAACTTTGGAGATAAGACAGCTACGGAAGTATTGGTTCAACAGACTAATTCACAGTCTAACGTATCATGTTTCTATAGATCGGCTTATGAAGCAATGCGTACTGTGGGAAGGATTATTATTCAGCTTTTAAATAATGGTGAAGATTTAGAGTTCTCTCTACAGAACGGGCCAGACGTTATTACAAGGAATGCTAAGAAACGTCAACTGTTAGCCGTAATGTCAGGAATGGTTCCCGATAATATGAAGCCTATATTAGCTAAACATCTATCAGAGACTTTAGAGGATGCATTTACTAATAATCTAACTTCTGATATTATTGCAAATATGGATACTTCATTAAAGCTTACTAATCCTGAAAAGGAAGATGCTTATGCTTTACATGTTATGAAACAGATGCAAGCGGCTTCTGAAGACTTAATGTCTAAATTAGATGAGCAAATGCAGTTAAATTCTTCATTACAAGAAGAACTTAAGACAGCTAATATGGCTCTAATGAGTGCTAAAGATCAACAGGTATTAGACTTCCAGAAGTTCATGGTTCAACATAAGGACGATGTTCGTTTAAAAGAAGCTGATCTATCTTTAAAAGGTCTAAATATTGATAATCAAGCTAAGAAAGATTCTGATAAAACTATGCTAGAAGCTCAAAAGTTAGCTTTAAATGCTGCTAAGGATCTAGAAGAAGCTCAAAGTAACATCTTTAATATGTAATGGAGGTATTATGTACTTTTCTATAGCATTAGGACCTATTACTAAAGGTAATGGTAACTATAATAGTAACTCTAGACGTAAAGTTAAAGTTCCAGGAGCTTCAGACGGTTCTAACTTTTCTGAAACGTCCTATAAACAGACCCCTCAAGAGCATGAAGCTCTACTAAGCGCTTATAGAGATAATCCTAATCTAACACCTAGTCAACGACTTGAACTTGGTAGACTGGCAGAGAAATCTAGCCCTAGATATTGGGATAATGATAAAACACCAAGGATGGGTGGATCTACTCCATCTTCATCATTTGTAAAGGGTGCTAATTTATCACCTAATCTAGGTATAGTAACTCTAACCATGAAGAATGGAAGGAATTATTCTTATAAGTTAAGTAAAGATGAAGTAGCGGAGATGATTAACTCTAACTCTATAGGATCATGGTATAACTCGAGAGTAAGGCTTACGGGCACAAGATCTCCTGTTGTAAGTAGTCCGAGGTCAGGGATTGCTGCTGGTGGAAAGGTATCTATTCCATCTCCTGGGTCTAGCGGTATACCTAATTCATATAAAGCACAAATGTCTAGAGCATCAAAAGGATTTAGTCCTGCATCTAGAGGCCTTGGCTTAAAGGGATTAGGACTTGGAGCTGCTGGGTTAATAGGAGCTGCTGCTTTATCAAAGGCAGATAGAGATCGAGACACATTAAGTAAAGCTGGGTATAATAAAAGATACTAATTATATATAATCATTATTTGCAAATACTTGATATTTATTATTAACTTATTTATTGAATGATAAACATTAATCAAGTCCACTCGGACTTTAAAAGAGGTGAATATATGACTAGCGAAGAAGCTAAAAAATATTTAGAAGGTGATACTTCATTCTTAACTAACGACTCGCAATCTGAAGACGAGAATAATGGATCCCCTGCTGATGGTACTCCTACACCGGAGAGTAACATTAGTGAAGAAGAAACGGTGGATCATGATACTCCGCAGGAAGAAGATGGCGATCCTAATCCTGAAGAACATCATGAAGAATCAGCTCAAGAAGCTAAGCCAACTAAGGAAAAGCTTCCGTATAGAGATCCTAAGAATATCAAAGAGATCAAAGCTAATAAATCTTTTATTAAGCAAAAGAATAAATATATATCTAAGCTTAAGTCTAAAGAAGATGAAATAATCCAGTTAAAGGCTCAACTAGCAAAGTTTGAATCAATCAAACCTGAAGATCTAGGTAATGACCCTTCAAAGATTGCTGATTTGAATTTAGATAAGAAAATTTTAGCTCGCGATATTCAGAATTCTTTATCTCAACGTGAAGAAATTCTTAACGAAGCTCATTCAGAACGAGCAGATGAAATTCATCAAAGGCGCATAGAAATGTGCTTTGAATCTTCAACTGATGCCGAACGGTATATAAATAATCTTGAAACTAATAGAGAGCCTTTAGTCAAGTTCTTAAATAAGACAGATAGAGACAATACAGTCCTTCAGTTCTTAGATGATTCTGATTACAGTCCTTTATTAATCAATGCATTCTTGGCTAATCCTAACCTTCTAGCAACTATAGTTAAGAAGAGTAATCCTCTAACTAAAATGGTGGAACTTAAGCAATTAGAGAATAGAATAGTCATTGATAGAAAGATTAGAAGTAAAGCCGCGTCGCGCTCTGCCCCTAACAATCAAAATAATCATAAAGGCTCTAAGGGTGCTTTAAATAACCTTCCTTCTACAGGTAGGCAAGTATCTTCAGTTGCTCATTCCGCTAGTTCAGCTATTCGGGATAGAGCTTACTGGGATAATTACTTAAAGAATAATCCTTAACAGTCATGTACACATAAGGAGTACACAATGCCAAATACTTTAAAAACAAATAAGCTTACTGATCTAGTAGCTCTTCGTATGTTAGCAACCTCTGGCTTTTTAACCGTTGGTGCAAAAGCCTATTTTAAAGATCAACTCGTTGGAAAACGTAATGGTCAAACCTATGGATTCGTAATTCGCGATACAGGAACTGCGGCTAAAGGTCTATCTGTTGATACATCAACTCAAAAAACTAATCTAGTTGAGAAGCAAATCGATCTTACTCTTGAACCATGGCATATCTATATTGAAAATAACGCAATTGAAGGCGTTACTGATTTAGCATGGGACGAAGAAGTAGCTAAACCTAATGGTAAAAAGCTAGGTAATAAGGTTGTACGCGATGCTGTAGAAGCTGCAGTATCTAAACCAGCTGTAACCTTTATTGGTTCAGGATTCCAACCTCTAGCTGAAGCTTCTGCACATATTGGTTCAATTACTGATGAAGAAATGTATGGATTCACGGATCCTAAGATTCAAGCGGTATTAACCAGTAATGGTCAACAGTTCAACCCTGTCGGTAGTCCGTCTACTTTATATAGTAAGGGTCTATTAGGTGAATTCCATAATGTGGAATATCGTGCTCAACGTTTCTTGCCTCAAGTAAAGGTCGCTGCAGGATTGGCAACTGCTCTTAATGGTGCAACAGCAACTGTGGTCGTTAAAGATGCTTCTAAAGCAACAGTGACTGTAACTTATGCGTCAGGCACTTACGCAGGTAACGTTCCTAAAGGTCTTCCTATTATGATTGACGGCGTTTACGCTTGTGATCTAGTAGGTGATGTTACATCTAACCTTTATTCCTTCATTGTTCCAAGTAATATTTCGGCAAGTGGTGGAAGC